ATCTGAATCCTGTAGTGAGTCCCTTGTTTGTTGCAATAAGTCTCTAACTGTCATTGTTTTCCTTTAGTGTAAAATACACAAGGGAGAACCCCCTGTGCTTTGATAGTTTAGCTACTAAGCAGCTGTGATATCGAATTTGATTGCTCCATGAGAACCTGCATTACTAACACCGTCATTAAACACTGCTAATTCAACACCTCTAATTGAACCAATCATAAATGAGTTTTGGTTACCGTGGTCAAAAGACTCTTCACCATAAACAACTTCATTTGAGTAAGCTAAGAATGCTGCTTGAGCACCAATTAATACTGGAGCACCTTCTGCAAATCCTGAATGCTCATGAATAATACATCCATTGTAGTAACCAATAGCACCAGTAAATAATCTGTTACCATTACCTCTAGTACCAGCATCAGCTTGGATAGTCTTGTAGTCAGCAGAAGTCTTAAGAACTTCAGCATCAGCAGGGTTAACACCAATAATGAATACTTCTTCACCATCTTTCATAGCGATTGGTCTAATCTTCTTAGTTGCACCACTTGGGAACATAGCTTCTTTTTTCATTCTAACAATAGAATCTAAAGATAAAGAACTATAAGTAGCAGAGATATCAATAACATCTGCACCATTGATTGCTGTAAATAATGCAGCATCTTCGTTTCTAGCCATCCACTCAGTTAACTGACTCTTAGCTTGATTTCTTAATGAGAAAGCTACTCTTTGCTCATCCATTGCACCAGCAATTCTAACACCATTTCTGATTTGGTCTATTGCTACACCTTGGTCATAGAAAGTCATTGCTTCTTCATTACCAGAACCAACACCATTAGTACCTGTGTAAGTTAATGGAGTATTTCCAGTAACACCAGCACCTGTAAGTGTACCTGCTAATCCGAACTTGATTGTATCACCAGCTGATTTAGAAAGTTCTCTTTTTACTTGAATTGGAGAGTTCTCATCAGTTCCCTTAAATTTACCAAAGAATGTTTTTTCTTGGTATGTTGAATATAATCCAGCTTCCCATTGAGTTTGAGATAATCCATGTGAAGTTAAAATACTTGTATTTGCCATTGTTTTGTCCTTGTTTTATTATTGTCCGAACACAGCAGAGAACCCATCATCAGGAACTTCAGACTTAGAACCAGAACTACCACCAAGGTTATTCATATTAGGAACTACCTCTTTCTTGGGTGACTTCTTTTCTAGTCCCATTTCTTTAATAAGTTCTTGACGAATTGACTCTTTTAAAGAATCAGCATCAGTCTTCTTCTGTGTTGCTTTTTTATTTAGATACTCATATGCAATCTTATATGGCTCCGAACTACTATTAAACTCCTTACCGAACTCTGGGTCAGTAGCTACAGCCTCTTGTAAGGCTTCTGGATTAACAGTCTTCCAATAATTGTCAACAGTATTTGCATAAATAGTTTCCTGTATTTGCATTTGTTGAAGTCTTATAGTGTCTTGCATTTGTTTAAACTTTGCCTCTGGGTCATCCCAAAAGTCATCAGTAGTATCACCTTCGTCTATGTCTGCTTCAGCTTCTTTGCTTTTAGATTGTTCTCTTAAAACATTGATGTAGTCATCTTTATCTTTAATCCTCTTCTCTAACATATCAATCTGCTTTTGCATACCCTCATCAATTTTAGGCTCTGTATCCTCATTGATGTTATCTTTTGAATCACCATCTATTAGGGTAGGTTCTTCAGAATCTAAGCTTAAATCCTTTTCGGATTCATTAATAGTATTGTTCGTTTCAGCATCCGTTTGGGTAGCATCTTCTAAGCCTATACCAAGCTCTTGAATGTAGTCTAAATTATCAGACATATTAGTTTACCTCCGTATTGTAAACGCTTCGTTTATGTGGTCCAGCTTGACCAAGGACTATAGTCCCATATCCTCTTTGGCTTTAGCTACCTCTTTGTCTACTTCTCGTGCAGTCTGTGTTTGCACTATCTGAGATTGTTGTTGGTTAATCTGTCCACCAAGTTGTTTTATCTGGTTATGTAGTTGCTCAATATAACCTTGAGCCTGTTGTAGTTGACCTTCCATACCATAATAATTTTCTAAGTCTCCAGCTAGTTGATGCTTATCTTTAATGCTGGAATATCTTAATAGAATCTCCATAGGGATTGGTCTGCTTGTTTGACCTTGAATCTGTAGCAGTTGAGCAAATTGTTCCTCTCTCTCATTAAGACCTCTTGGAGCATCTTCAATCATAATATCAACATCTTGGCTAGTAATATCATTAACTTTTCCAATAGTACCATCATCAAATAAAGTAGTTTGATTTACAGGCATAAAGCTATATTGACCATTAGGTTCAATTATTCTAATCATTCTCTCTTCTGTATAGAAATCAGGAACTAGTTTCATAGTAATATCTGCTAAATCATATCTAGCAATTCTAAGCTTATTTAGAATAGGAACAAGTGTAGTTTGAGACTGAGATATACTCATACCTGCTTTCTTAGCTGATTCATACTGTCCTGACTGACCAATAAATGCTGCATTGATTCCAGCAACACTAAGTATTTCACTCTTTGCTAGCTCTAATAATTGAATATGAGTACCTGCAAGTGGAGTGTTGTCAATAACCTGAACCGTACCATTAGCTAGGGCACCATCTTGTAACTTAGTAATACCATCAGGTTTAGCAAGAGTCTTCTTAGCTTCTGTCCAATCAACGAAAGCATTCTCTTCAGCAAGAACCTGTTTAGCATTTAAGTAGTGTAGTGCTTTAGAGTGTCTCTTATTAACCTCAGATTGAGCATCTACCATACCTTTAACTAAACCATAAGGAGTATTGTTTATATCTCTATCAACAGTGTATTGAACAAATGGGAACTTATCTAGCGTATATGGCTCTTTCTTGAAGTAAAGTATTTGACCTTTGACCCACATAACAGTAGTGATATTACCTTCTTCATCTCTATACCAAGAATTAATTAATCTAGGCCTAGTTCTATCACCTTTCTCGTACCACATACCGTCTTCACTAGAAGATACAAAGTGGTCATTCTCATTACCTGAAGAACCTGTATAGTTAGGGAATGATTGCTTAATAATATCTTCGTCTGTAAACACAGCTCTATGCAGTCTTCTACAGTCTGACATATCATCTCTTTTAGACATAGAGTCTATAAACATATCTCTATAGTCTATATGAGTATGTCTAAGGTCATTAAACTTATCGCCTTCTAGTTCTGGGTAAACATACATCCATCCTCTACCAGAAACAAAAGCATCCTTAATAAACTTATCTATCTCATCATCTGACTTTGAACTATAGCTAATATAATTATATAGACTAGTTTTAACTTGAGCTGCATTCTGGTCATCAAGAGTTCTACCTGCCATAGTAACCTTAGGTCTATTCTGTCTTTCAGAACCTATAATTGAATCTATTGCTGGCTTAATATGGTTGAATGTGATTACTGCTTGTCCTCTTTCAGTAAGAGCAGCTACTTCTTCAGAAGTCCACTGAGTACCATGGTAGTACTCATACCAACCTTTAGCATTATCACGATAATCTGAGTCCCAGCTAGAATCTTCTTGGAACCATCTTTCTAATGGCTCAAGAATAGTTTTTTCATTTAGCTGACTTGATTTTTTACTAGTATTTGTCATAGTCATCCTTCTATTCAGATTATAGCACACTTAAAGCTTAATCTCAACTTAAACAAAATTTGGATCATCTTACTTCCATCTTTTTTGCTGCGAATCTAGCTTTCTCCTTGCTTTGGAATTTTCTTTGTATTACTCTTCCTTTTCTCGTTATTTTTAAAATTGCCCCTTGTTTGTCTCAAGAATATCTACGCTGTCAATATCGCTGGCTGCCCTATTTATAGAGTTTACAGACTTGGAAACATCTCTTAGATTCTCTATTCTGTTGTCATGCTTTATTCTATTAATATGGTCTATCTCTCCAGTTGGTAATCTTTTTTTCAAGAGAACCCAAATTACGATATGCTCTAAGCATGATGCCTGATTTATTTTTACCACCCTGTACCCTTTTTTAGTCAAATACCCAGCAATACTACCTTTTTTTTGATTCCCTATATTGCACCTTCTTATTAAACTTCCGTCTTGGTATACGAATCTACTTGCAATCTCTTTATAATTATACTTACTCATGCTTTCTCCTTACTACAGAATTATCACATAACACTTCTTAATTTTATCTTAACAGTACTCCAGCCTAAAGTATTTTCCAGTCAGCTTTGGTTCCTTTATTGAAGTATTTGTCCCAAGGGTCAATCGTCGTATTCATAGCCCTTACAGGAACTTGAGGATACTTTACTCTACCTATAAAGAAAGACAATGCATCAGACCTATCATCATGTGGAGTTCTACCAAATAGCATTAATTCTCTCTCTAGTTCTGTAACTTCTGGACTCTTTATATGATAAATTCTGCCACTTTCATACAGTGGTTGTAGTTGCTCAATTCTACCCTCTTTAGAACCAGATTGACTGTAAATCTCTCTGAATGGTACCTTAATGTTCTGATTCCTCATATAGTCTTGTATCTCCATAAACATAGCTCTTTGAGCAGCAATAGTTTCCATCCATGTAACATATGGTTTATACTTCTTCATTAGATTACCTAATAACTTTCTATTCTCGCTAGGAGTAGCCCTGTTAGCAATAATCTTAACAACATACCAATTCTCATTATGGTCTACAGCAAGAATAATGATTGCACTTCTATCAACTCTTTTTATCTTAGTTCTTCCACTAGGAGGCATTGCTGGGTCATAAGCCATATAGTACCTACACCCCTCAGGTTCTTTATCTACATATTGAAAGTATTCCTCTTTAAAAGTCATCTCATCATCAGCTACCATAGGATTATTGTGGTTCTCTGCATAAAATATACTCATCTTACCTAAATCTTGGTACATCTTCTTTTGAGCTTCATATTCACTTCTAGGTAATAACATAGGAGCAATCATATTATCATTCTCGTCTATACACTCATATTTAGCACTAGACCACTGTGGATTAATCAGCATCCTATGTAGTGCAGCCATATCTCTAATAATAGTACCTACATAACATATATCATATACCCCTCTTCGGTTTGCAGAAGGGATAACATCAGTAAGTATAAAGTTAACAACAGCATCAGTACCAGCAGTTTCATTAGTCTCAATATCATCTAAAACAATCATATCAGGTCTAGTATCTTGGTGAATTAAACCTCTCAGTGATTGACCTGCCCCTTTAGCAACAAC